CAGATGCTAATCTAGCTGGCCACTGCGGCCCGTTCGATCTTTCTTCGGATCAATCCGTAGAGTGTATCGATCTTCCCGTGCCGGTCGATGTAATCCAGTTTGCCCATCTTCCGGTTGTTGGCCAGCACCGTCACCTTCGAGTGAGTGAGCATGTCGTACTCAGCGTACGCCCGGCTCCAACATTCATGATGTGACAGCCCGGTCAGCGTCGAAAGCTCGTTGATGGCCTGGCGACAGTTCTCTCTTGTGGATAACTCCCGCACCTCTTCGGCAGGTGGAAGCGATTTCACACTCTTTGCCGCCGCATCGATCCGGTTTTCGACATTCGTCAGCCGTCGATCCATCTCCTGCTGTTGGATGTAGAGCGTCTTCACGCCATCCAACATGGTCAGGAACGGATCATCGGACTTCGCCACCGAGTAGCTACCGGCCTTTCGGATCTGCGGCAGGACTTCATGCGTCACCCAGCGAGAAAACGCCTTGGCTTCCGGTTTGGTCGAGCGCATGACGAGCGCGTAGAGATTTGGTTCGCTGATGAATGTCGCCTCTTGCTCTCTTCCGAGGGAATCGGTGAGGGAGAAAATTTCTACCCCATCGCCATCGCACCAATCCGACTTCGTGAAGTCCTTAGAGTTGCGTAGGTTCAGCACTTTGGCAACATCCGCCAGGCAGAACATCGGCTCGCCTTCGTCGTTGACCTTCGTTCGCACCGTCAGGTCGTGGTAGCTGAATGGAATCACGACGCGTCTCCTCTCGGGGCAAATCCGTTGATGACAAGCGACTGGGCCAGAATGAACGGGCGGTACCTCGCGATCATGTTGGAACTGATGAAGACCGGGCCGTTCGCATTGATCTCGTCGAATGTATGGTGCCACGCGACATCCGGGAGCACGATGCATTCCCCGGAGATACATTCGTCCAGCCACCTCGCCTGGAGCCTGATCATGTCCACCACGTGGATCACATGCCTCACCTCCTCATCCGTGAGGTCTACGGAGCCCTTAACCTCAACATAGTTGCAAAGCGCGGTGAGTCGGTCTAACGCCGATGCACCATCACCTGCAACGAGGAACGATTGCCACTTGCTGGCAATGAGGGGTCGAACGATGTCGAGTTCGATCTTTGTGGTTTGCATGTTCATTCCTTTGGGTGGACCGGCTTAATGCCGGGTTTCCCGTGCAAACCACAGCCCTTTCGGAATGAGGCGGTACTTCCCGGCAATAAACCCGAGGGATAGTGATCCCAGAGGAATGAATGCGCTTGAGAGGTGTCTCGCTCGAAGGGGCTATGAAGTTGTGGTTTGCAACTTATACAATACCAGCCCTGGCCAAGGAAGTCAAGACCTGAAGCGTTGACTGAATCAAGATCGCGAGCACTTGGCTTCAGCCGTGCCACGCGTCCGAATCTGGAAGAACTACCCTCTCCCCTACGTCTCAAGTCCTGGTTACGCTGAGTCCAAAACATCGCGATCGGTTAGCGTCGGCAACTATCGTCAGCAAGGCGGGACAGTTATGGGGCCAAACGTCTCATATCTCTGGGAAGAGTCGGACATGCCGAGCGAGTTCTGGCGTGAGCCGAATACCGGCATCATCATGCTCAAGCCAGGCGTGTTCCGCGAGAGTTGGATCGAGGATGAGGACTGGGCGGACTTCCGCATTGCTATGACCGACCTGGTCTCTGGCGGGCTGATCGATGCACCTTCCTACGCAGCTGGTGGCTCGTGGTCACTGATCACGCCGAAGCGTGACTCTGCATCGGTGCTCATCGATGTCTTGNNGCTTGGCGACGACACCCTTCGGACCGTTGGGAGGCTCGACGGAAACCTCGGTGTCAACGAAGGATGGTCGGCGTTCATCGATCCTGCCGGCAAAGTTTCTTCAAGGGCTCTCAACCTCATGGCTTTCTGCTTTGGAGGCGACAAGTTCTATCTGGCCATCCGCACCAATGGTGAGTTTTCGCTCCTTTACAACTTTGGTGATGCCATCGATACGGATTGGCGGATGATCCTGCAGTCGTCGTTCAAAGAAGGCGGCGTAGATCACCGATTGCCGTTCCAGGTCACCGTCATCCCTTTTGGCAAGGACTACGTCTCCATCCTGTTCAGCAACTTCGGCGGCGGCAGGTTGCAGAAACTTCGATACCCTTCGGTGGGATACCAGCCATCGGCGCATCTCATTGAGCTCTCTAAGTTCGGCATCGAGTGTCCGTGGAATTCGGATCTGCAGAACTATCAAAAGACCGAGGCTGGCACGCTCCACATCGAAATGCCGCTCAATCGCTGGTCAAGTAGTTTCTCCCTGGCGCGGGTTGCATACCCCAGCGGCGAGCACTCGCTCAACATCTCGCCATTTGGCTTTGCACTGCTCAAGCCGGACCAACCGCCAGGGCTCACGGTCTTTGGGCTCGGCGACGATGGCAGCTTCCCGTTAACCGCTCCCCAACTCAGCCAAGACGTCCTTGGCCCAACCGGGGCGAGTTGGGACCCCGAGACGGACACGCAAGGCTCAATCGAGATCACGATGGAGTCTAGTCCGAACCGGTCGTATACACCCGAATTCTGGTCTTACGATCTAACCTTTCAGCCAGTCATCACGACACCCGAATGGACGCCGGTCGACGTGTCGAGCAAGTTCACTCACCTGCGGCTGAAACTGACCGCGGCGAGCGAGTCTCCTCAAGCGACTCTGAAACTCCAGGGCGGAGACTTTGCGAAGATTCTCCACCGGCCAGGCCCGCTGATGATTGAAGTGCAGTCTGCGGGTGGAGGCGCATGGAACACGGTCTTGAACGGCTATGGCGTCACGCGCGAACTCGACCCGCACGGTGTGATTTCCGCGAGATCGGTCGGAAGGCTTCGCGAAGAGCTCGTGGTTCATGGTCGACTGTGGGATCAGCTCAACTCGCTCTCCTTGGCAGAGTTTCCAGCGATCGATGCCCGGACATTTACTTGGATATTCGAGAATCTATTCGGGCTCTGCGGCTACGATGCAGGAGACATCGACATTGATAGCGATTTCGATGACCTTAGAGTATCGGACACTCAAAGCCCTCAGGAACTCAAAGTCTTGTCCGGAGACACGAAGGGCGGTGATCTGATTCGTGATTTGCAGACCAGCTTTGATCGTCAACAGTCAGACTCATTCCGCGTTCGAGAGGTCGGCGACCAGGCGCGAGCCTACTGGGCCGACGCCTGGGATATCGCGGATGAGTGGCCAGATCACGTCTTCTTGATGCACCACGATCTCATGGGCGAATGGGATACCGCCATGAGCACCGGTTTTGGCCCAGGCGAACGCTCTGATGTCGATCGTTGGAACGTGGATCAAGACCCAGACCGCGAGCGCTTTTACATCATGAACTCCGGACTCGAGATTACGGTTGACATACCGGAGTTCAACGCACTGACGATCGTTGCCCAGACGAAAGGCGCCGAGTCGCCTGATGCCACGCTTGTTTCGATTCCGGCAAGCCCTGATGTTTTGGATGACACGTCACCGGCGTTTGAGGGCCGAGTCCGCACGGAGATCAAGGCGCCACCGGAAGCCCTCGCGGAAGACCTTGGCTTTGTAAAGGCCTGGGCAAGGTCACTTTACGATCTCGAGCAGCGCAAGGGATACCAGGCCAGTTTCGAAGGTGAGTGGCAACCCGAGATTGAGCCAGATCAGTTCATCATGATCCTAGGCCGCACTCCTGATGGTACAGCTGTCTCCTTTGGTGTCTGGCGCATCCAGGAGATTGATGTCGAGATTGCTCTTGATTGGAGCTCGGACTCTGTTCCGGACATCTCCTGGAGCTGGAGAGCGAACTACACGGTGGTTTACCAAGGCGAGTCCGATCACCCAGACTTCCCCATGGTCACGACTGAAGGCGGTGAGGGATGAGCGTTGAACGCGATTTGATGATTCGGTCCCTTCGCCGGCAGATTGACCTCGAGCGCAAGGCGAAACTCCGACGTCCATTTGTTTCGGCTCGTCGGGCGGAATCAGGCATTGACCATTCTCAACTCGCGAAAGTTGCGGCGGTCAATCTCCGAGTCACGGAGGAGGGAAATGGTGCGACATCTGGCGACATTGGCAAATTCTGGTTCACGGCTGGCTATTCAGTGCTTGGCGGCCCTGACATCGTACCGGAGAACTAAGTGGACGCTGGGCTAGAATTCGCGGCCGATGCTCTCCGCATTCGAATTGATGCGATCGGGACGTTCTCGAGCTCCGGCCCCGGGACACGCCACAAAGTGTTCACAGCATCCGCGGTTTGCTACTACGCCATCCGTGAGAGCATCTCCAGCGACAAGGTTTACCGGCCATTTGGCATCACTGTCGTCTCTCGAGAGGACACGAACGAGACAACCATCACGGCAAACTACTGGGATGACCTCTCAACAATCGATGAGGTGATCGATGTTCAATCCGGGTTCGTGAGTTCGGCCGAGATCGCACTGATCGTGTCGGACTTTCGGCTTTATCGTCACTCAACGGGCGGGCTTTGGGTCAAATCCGGTCCGATCGATGTTCAGTACAACGGGGGTTCGATCGGCACGCTGGATGCATGGGACCACTCGGCGGTGGCCATTGATTCAGATGTCTACGGGTGGGAGGGTGTCCCATTTGTGGCGATCGGGCCGGTGCTCTCGGTCGGTGGCGAATACCTCCTTTCTGGCAATGTCGCGACGGACGTCGTGACAACATCGATCTCGATCACAGGAACGGGCGGCATTGACTTCCAGGACATCGGCAGCGTCATCTGGACTGCTTTCCCTGCGACACTGCCGCCAATCATCGAGCCTCCCGCAGGAGTTGGGCCACCAGCCGCACCCTACGGGCTTTCTGGACTCTCCGGACTCGTTGGAGCAAGTGACTCGGCGAACCTTACGGTGTCGATGTCAGAGGAGTTCGAGGGAACCATGGATGGTGGCGGCAACTGGAACCCATCGACCACCGAGACGTCGTCTGGCTCGGCCTGCGTCGTGGCCAACAACAAGGGATTGCTCCACATGGTCGATCCTGGGCTCTACGCTTCCCAGATCGCGCCTCGAGAGTTCGGACCATACAGAGCATTCCACGATCGCAGATGGCAACTTGGCACATTCAGCGTCACTGGCGCTCCAATCGTCCATCCGGTCGAGTCCCTCGGCGGTGCGATCCTCACCAGTGGTAGCAAAGCATCAGTCATCGATGACCTGCTGCAGAGAGATTCGTACTGCGGCGTGCGGCTTGGCAAGAGCAAACTCGTGACGAGCGCGCTCGGCGCGACGACTCAGGAGCAAATCGCCTACTACTTCCCGTTCGACAACATCGGCACCGTTGCACTTCTGCACGAGGAAGTTGGACTTTACGAGCAGGATTACGTAGATGCTCGTTGGCGCCGGCATTACCGGAATGTCACGATGGCCATCAAGGGCAAGGTCCGGACATGGCTGCATTACTGGAAACTCCTGCACCAGCAATGGATGCAGCTCGGCGGATTGAACAAGCGCACCAACCTGATCGGTGAGCCGGCGTCCGATGGCTGGGAAGTTGGACTCTCGCGATGGGAGAAGTTCGACATTGCACCAGTGGCAAGCGTGGCGGTAGATTCGACGAGCTCTGCCAGGTGGTCGGCGACTGGTGCAACATTGGGGCACGGTGGATCGATCACGGTAACTCCAACCAGCACAACCTGCACAGTGCGGTTTCTGATGCTTTCCTGGGATGATGCGCCATTCATGTATCCGGCCATCGCTGGAAGCGTCGACGTTGGCTGGACTCTTGCGGCCGAGTCTCCGGAGGTCTTCCTGGTGCCGGCCTATGGCACGCGGGAATCGATCGGCAGTACCGCGCCCGGCATATTGCAGCTCGTGCGAAAGAACCAGGCGGAATACGCTGGATCATGGGGCATCAACAATGTGCCGGGAGAGACGGCGCTCGATCCCGATCCTGACACCGGAACCGACTCCATTGGTGATGGGCATTCGGCCGATGTCATGGGATCGGCCACACTGACCACTGACTTTGGCTTCCTCACGGTGCGAAGTGGCAAATGGCTCGAGTTTGAGTTTACGGGCTGCACGATCGGAGTTCCGTTCACTCTCGAGTACCCAGAGTTCTACAAATCGCCAGGTGTCATCAAGGTCATCAACGAGTCGCCTTTCGTATCAGCTCTCCTCTGGACAAATGGGTGTGGCATCCGGCTTGGCCAGTTCCGCGACGGCACGAGTGATGCGGCAACGCCGACAGGCAATCATGGCTCAAGAATGAACGCCCGAGGGCTGATCTATTTCTACAACGAGATATTCCGGGGCGTTGAGCGGTCGACGGATTTCGCCACGTTTGCGGCCCAAATGTTCGACTCATTCGAGGGCCAGAGCGAGGCGAATCTCGCAACCAATACCGAGGTCTATCTCGTGGACACTGGCGGAGATCCGGCCGCAATTGTGAGCAACGGCTGGCGCGAGTCCATGGTTCGACATCGATGGCCACAGCGCAAGTGGGACGAGAATCTAGACAAGTTGCCGGGCCAGTTCGGAATCGACTTCCTCAGTCACGTGGTCGAGCCGCGGTTCTTGATTTGTCCAAGATCGCTACACATCTTTGACACAGATGGCGTTCAGCGATCGGAAGCGCACGACAGCCATGGCGCCTGGGCGATCAACAAGTACTCCGTGCCAGTGGATAATCAAGAGGAACCAGATTGGCCGGTGAAAGCTGGAGCAGATGAGATCGCCGAAGTCACTCCATGGCACGGTTACTTTGCGGCATATCCTGTCCCAACATCGGGCGGCGACCTGCATCTTACGCGTCACCTGCAGACCGGCTTCTTGTTCGCTCTCGTGACCGGCTCCGGCGAACTCACTATGAACCGCATGATCGTGGGTGGCGGAGTCGAATCCTTTGACTTGGGTGTCGCTGACGCTGAGTCGGCCCAGACTGCGGTGACGCCCGATGGCCAATTGGTCGTGGTTTACGGCGACGGATCGGGTGTCAAACGGGCGTCGTCTTTCGACTTCGGCGAAACATGGAGTAGCTTTGAAATGGTAGCGAGTGGGACTGAGCCGGCAGTGGCGATTTGTGAGAAAACAGGGATTGAGATCATCGTTGCTTGGGATGATCCGTCTTTTGTCTGCTACCGGTCGACCGATGGGGGCGAAACGTTCACCGCGGTCGGCACCGTAGTTACGGCCGATGAATCTCGAGGCGGTCTCGAGTTCTCTCCAGATGGCGCTCGGACGCTCGTCTTTGTGGTCGGCGAGGTCCGGCGCTTCGAATCCCGAGACTTTGGCGAGAGCTGGACGGAGGTCTGATCTTGGAAACCTCATGGAAGGCTGTTGACCCCATGCGCCCGATCGGGCACGTAGCGGCTGATGTCTTACACGCGGCTTGGCGCGAACTTCTCACAGGCGTTCTTTAACGGATTCCTCGACCGACTCGAGCAACAGAACATCAGCCAGCACGGGCAAGGGATTCTCTCAGGTCTCGTCATGTCGGCGGGCTCGGGGCTCACCATCAACATCACTGCTGGATGGTTGATCGCAGTGGCTCCCGCGCAGATTGCCGCGATGAATGGCGTGGTGGTCTCGGCAAGCGTAACGCGTTACGTATGGGTCAGCTCAACAGGATCGGTTTCCTTCACCGCAACATCAGCTTCTCCGGGCGGAGAGGTCGTGTGCCTTGGCAGGATGACGTCGGACGGTTCCGGCGTAACCGCGGTTTCGAATGACGGACGAACCTCTCTTGCTCGGTTTACGGCCCTTCGAACATTCGAGATTGGCAACGGCGCCTTGGTAATCGACACCGAGACCGGCGAAATGATCCTGGGTGGCGGACTCGAGTTTGCGTCCGAATCCCACACGCTGACTGGCACTCTCGCGCTGACCAATGCCTCGGCGCCGATTCAGCGGATTCAATGTGCGGCGGGGCAGAAGGTTCTGCTACCCGATCCGTCGACCGTGGGACTCGGCCGAGTGATCGAGATCGTGAACGACAACGCAGCTGCTGGTGCGACGATCACGGTGCGCGACGATGGCGACACGACAACGATCGGTACCGTAGAGGCAGAGTACGCCAGGCGGTTCATCCCTTCGTTTGCTGGGACTGGGTGGCGCACCGGTGAAGTTGACATCATCGACCCGCCGTAGCAGACGAGCGCATGTCCAGCGAGATCATTTCTGGCCCGACCAACGTCGCGCTCACTCCCGCCACGTACGGGAAGCTCATCGCATCGCCCGATCCGTCTCGCGATGGTGTCCGCGTCTTGAATCCCTCCTCGCGCGAGATGAAGATTGCCGTCGTCGAGGCAGGTGATACTGCCCCGGGTTACGCAACGGCGAAGCCGTATGACATCATTCCGCCGAAGTCGCACAAGACGATTTCACTATCGGGTGACTACGATGTGTACGCCGCAGTTGATCGGGGCACGGTGTCAGCTACCGTTTGGGAGGGAACTGGATCAGATTTTTTTAGCGGAGGGGGCGGCTCCCTGAATGTCGCAAACCTGCCGGCGCTCATGCCGGGCGAGTACTTCGACACTGATCGGGTGATTGTTGTCCGAGGTGACGAGGCGATCGGGCTAGTAGAGCTGCGCGACATTGGCGAGACGTGGACGCCGGTCGATCTTGACACGCCGGCGTTTGAGCTTGATCCGGGGGTCTTTGCGGACCTGTTCCTGGATACGGCGCGAACGACTCCCGCAGTGGCCGATGGCACCGAGCAGGCGATTCGTGGCGTGACGGCGGCCAGCGGAAGCAATCACTTCACTTCGACCAGGGTACGGACGCCCGTCGCCCGCGAACTAACTCAGCGGAGCAAGTGGAGGGGCGGACATATCTGGCCTTCGACGCGGACTTCCTTGACCTTGATACCGGGGTCGCGTTCGGAACGGAGTTCAGCTTTGGCGCGGTGATCCGGGTCAGGTCCCTCGCTGGGAATCAATGGATCATTGGCGGCGTCACCGATGGGCTTGCAATCGGAGTGAACACGGACGGTGAAGTGACGGTCGGCAAGGTCAATGCGTCGGGTGTGACTTCGACGGACCTGGTTCCAACGAACGAATGGGTCACGATCATCGTGAACTACGACACGGCGGCGGGAACGCAAATCTTCATCAACGCCATTGAGGACAATCCGTCGTACACAGGCGTCAACTTCACGGCGAATACGACTCAAATCGGGCGCACGGATGGCGCAGAGACCACCGCTCTTGATATCGCTTATCTCGTGGCCCTGCCTTCGCACTTGTCCACCGCGCAACTTGGCCAGTTGCAGGACTACCTGAACGCGCGAGTGCCAGCGTAATGGCCGTCACCACCGCTAGCACCGCCAACGCGATCCGTTCGGCCATTGAGACGGAGCTGGGCGCAGGCGACACGCTCAGAATCACTCCCGGCACATACACCTTCACATCGAAGATTGAGCGCGTCGGGGGAGTCCCGAACATTGAGCGGCTTGGATCGTCGCCCGTGATTCTCGAATTCGCCCAGACGATGGAGTGGACCGCGTCGGGTGAGGAATTCTGGTGCTCGCCTCCTGCCGGCAACGTTTACGCCATTCCGCGGGGCGTGATCGGCGAGGACGGCACCTTGCGCGAGTGCAGTCGGCTCGGTCCATACCTGTACGACTTCACAAGCCCACCCGGTGACGACAAGATTCGTTGTGGCTCTTGGGTGCCCGACACCCTGACGCCGACCGACTTCGAACTCATTGCCAGGGTGCCGCACGACATGACGATTGTCCGAGGGGCTCTCAGCACCGGGGTCATCACCTGTACGGACGTGCTGGATGGCACGACGCAGCGAAACATCATGGCGTGGGTGGAGGACACGCCGGATTATAAAGCCAACACTCTCAGCTACGAGGTTTTGCACCAGGTGGAAGGCATGTCTCACGGACGTTGGCGCTTCGATCGCGACGCATGGCGGCTCTACTACCGCCCGATGCCGGGCGAGGACATTGAAGCGGTCCGTGTCTGTATTGATGCTCGGCGGGGGCTTGACCTCAGAAATACCGACAACCTCAACCTATTCGGAATCACGGTCCAGGGCACGAACGCGGAGCCTCACACGGGGCCGGTCGGCTACTCAGATTGCGGGGCGTTCTGGATTTCGAACTGCAACAACGCGACGCTCGATAGCCTTGTGGCTCGGCGGTGTGCGGGCGCAGGGATTCGCGCAGCTCACCTCGACGGCGAACCTTGGCCAAAGCAGTGCGACGGGATGCAAATTCGGAACTGCCACGTCGCAGAGTGCGGCGGCCAGGCCGTTTCGGTCGGCGGTGAGAATGTGCGGGCGTCGAACATCTCGATCAACCGGGCGACGCTCAGGCTCCATGGCGCGTCAGCGTTCCAGGCGGAGAACGCGAAGGCGTTTCAGGCAACCACGATCGAGGTATCGAATTGTCCGGGGTGTGCGTTTGGGGTCTCGGTGGACAACGAAACGGTCGAAGAGGGTCCGAATGTGTCCCGACTCACGGTCACGGAGTGCGGCACAGCGAACGTCACGGACCGGGGTTCGGTCTACTTCATTGGCGGTGGCGGAAACCCGGCCGTCGTGACTCTGACGGACCTGCTTCTGACCCGTCGAAACACGACCGCTCAGGAACATCATGGCGTCTACTTTGACGAGGGATCATACGGGACGATCACGCGGTTCCGAATCTCCGGCTACGGTGACGGCGGAACTGGCCGCGCGATCTTTGGGAATTCGCCAGATGGTCCGGTGTCCCTTGAGGATGGCTACATCTCAGCGAAGCGGGCGGCGACGATTGAGATGCGCAACAGCTCGGAGGACGTGATCCTGTCGAACGTGCGGACGAATCTCTCGGATGGCCTGACCGTGGTGACTGACGGAGAGGTCACGAGTGGCGGAGATGGTCCGATCGGGCCCGGGACGTCGCGCTAAGTGCTCTGAATCGACGACCGGCGACGTGGCCGGTGTGTTTGGCCCTCAGGGTTGGAAACCGCTACACCTAGAGGCGGGGGCTACCATTGGTGTTCGTCCCAGCTCAGGGCCGGGCTTGCCGCCTTCTCCTTCCTCTTGAACTTGTCGATGATCCATCGAAGGTCACCGAGAACTACATCCCAAATCCTGCGTGTTGCAACTGCCACACATGCTATTGTCATCTCGCGGGCGTTTTGTGACATGGGCTGACCTACTTCTCCCCACTCACCCGTAGCCACAACGCCACAAGCCCGACGCACAGCGCGAACATGACGGCGGGCAGAGGAATACCCCAGCTCCTGACGATGGCCTCGGCTTTGCGGCTCATGGTGTTTCCGGGGTCGGGTGCAACATCTCGCGTCTGACGGCATCGGTCACCGCCTTGGATCGGTTCGGTTGCTCGGATAGCCACTCGACGACATCGAGCGGCAGGCAGACATTCACGACCTTGTAGTCGGGAAGGCCGACCCGCTTGGGCCGACCTCCCTTGTTCTTCTTCTCAGGCATTAAGGCACTCCTCGCAGGTACACGGCTTCGATTCCCTGACCCCCCGCATAGCATCGGCGACGGTATCGAACCCCCGAACGTGCTCGCGCTCGCTCGGATTGAACGCCCAGCCTGGCTTGAGGCTGACGATAAGCGAGTTCCCGATTTCGCGCTCGTCGTCCCATTCCTCAATGCGGGAGTGACGGCTCATCGCGCGTCCCCAGAATTGACGGCCTGCGCCCAAGACTTGGATGCCTTGTCCGCGTCACGCTGGGAACGGTACGCCCGCATCAGTTCATACCGCTCTCCAACCTTGGCTCCATTCAGGCGTGCGGTGACTTCGATGGTAGCGATGAAGCCGCCCCCCTCCCGCAAGGGAGAGGGGACTACAGGCGTGACTCTCATCGCGCCACCTTCTGCTTCTTAATCGCGGCGAGCGTGCGCCGAGCGGCGTCAACGATTGATCGGTTCTCCCGGTAGTCGTATCCGTCGAAGTCCGCGTAGTATTCGGCACGGCTCACGACCTCGGCGACTTGGCGGCCGTTAAGCTCTCCGACCCATTGTGCGCCGACGTACTTGCCTACGGGGTCTCCGGCTGGCCCCCAGTAATCTTCGCCTTGGCATGAATCGAGGTGGTCCTCCATCCAGCGGCCTGACAGTCGGAAGGTTCGAGTTTGCGTGTTTTCCATTTGTTGTATCCTGTTGCGGTCGGTTTGATTTGTTGGACCGACCCGCCGGGGGACGATTGCCTCGTCGCCCTGGCACTTATAATCATTGCACAACAAAACCGAGTTTGTCAAGCCCATGTGCAAAAACTGGTAAATATACCGGGTGTCGGGCCCGACACCTTTTCGGTGGCGTCACCGATATGGTCGTGCGACAACTCCGTGCGACAAAATCCGCCCGTGAGTTCAGGCGCATCCCCCACCATTCCCCTGCCTGTCTACCTACCCTCAGCCTCGCGGCGTCTACAAGGCGTCCTGTCGGGCAGCCACTTTTCTCTCC